AAATAATTACATATATCTCTTATATCATTTGTATCTAGTATTACATTCGCACTCATAATATTCTCCCTTTTGAGTTATTCCCACTCGTCTATTAATTTTTTCATTTTATATTCTTCTATTGTTTCAGCACCTATTTCTTTACAATCGTTGTTTGTTCCTTCTAGTAATATTGACATTTCTTTTTTGTTATAAGATGATGAACCTTTATATACTGTATACCAATCACAAGGTTTTCCATTTATCTCGCCTTTTTCTCGGTATTCATAATATTTAAAATAGCCTTTCGGATTCGTTCCTACAGTTAGAGGAACAAGAAAAGATTGCCCATATTTCTTTAATTGCATTAAATAAGTTTCTTCTTTAGTTGTTCCTATTATGTTTGCTATCTTGTTGCATAATGCCCATAAAGCTGAATTTGCATTTGTTCCTCTTTTTTCTATTTCTTCTTCTAATGAAATTTTTATCTTTTCTGCATTAGATAATTTAAAATATTCATCTGTTGCTATTACTCTTTGATTATCTATTTCTATAGTTATTTTAGGTCTATGGTTTAGATAATCTAAATCAGTTCCAACAATCTTGCCTGTTATTTCCATTTAGTTCTCCTAAAATGGTAGGTCAGAATCGTTGATTTCGATGCCATTGCCTTCACTTTTTATACTATTCCCAAAGTTTTCAAACGGATTAGTCTCTTTTTTTTCTTCAGTTTGTAATTCTTGCGAAGATTCTTTTTTAGTCCCCAAGTATTCAATACTATCGGCGACAACTTCTGTAATGTATCTTTTATTTCCCTTTTCATCATCATAATCTCTTGTTTGAATTCTACCTGAAACACCTATTTGCCCACCTTTTTTTTGATATTTTGCTAGGTTTTCAGCTTGTTTATTCCATACAACGCAATTTATAAAGTCTGCTCCTTCTCCAAATTTATCTACAGCTAAAGTAAAACTTGCTACTGGCTTTCCGTTGCTTGTTTCTCTTAATTCAGGGTCTTTTGTTAATCTTCCAATTAAAATAACTTGATTCATTATTCTTCTCCTCCTCCTACAATGTCGCTTGATTTACAATAAGGGCATCTTTTTTCATTATCAATAATTTCAGGTTCATCAAATTCTCTTTCACAATTTTCACACTCAAACATTATTTCACCCTCTTTTTTAATGTATTTACTGCTTCTTGTAATTGTGCTATTGTCATTTCGTTATTTGATTTAACTTTATAATGGTCTTTTAGTGCTTCATAATCACAATCAGTTTCTTCTACTAATTTATTTAATTCGTTCATTAATGCTATTCTTTGTTTGCTTTCTTCTTCAGTAGGTAATGCTAATACTTTAGAAATAGCTTCTTTTAAACTTTGCTTTGTTCCTTCTTGACTAACCATCCACATTAGGTATTTTTTGTCTTTTTCAGCTATATCTTTTAAAGTCTCTCCAGCATACTTTCCATAACCTACTATTACTCTTTCAGCCTCTTCTTTAGATATTTCATAACCTTCAGGCATATCTTCTCCAGCATATATGTATATACCTAGACCAAACATTGCTATATTCTTTACTAAACAACGCATTATTGTTTTATTAATATCAAACATACTTGCTGGTTCTACGTGCTTTTCAATGTAATTTCCTGTTTGTTTTCCGTCTTTATACTCTTTTACTTTGTATGTATATGGATGATTTAACATTGCTTTATTATTTGCATCCATAACTGGTAACCACATTTCATAAGTTTGATTATCAATAGTAACCTTTGTGAATACCATATAACCTGTACTTTCATCATATACATAAGGTAAATTGTTTTCGAATCTTAAAATCTCATAACTTGCATCAGGACAATGTTTCTTTATTTCACTCCATGCCCATGTCCATGATAGGTATGTTAGTCCGTTCTTGTTCTCGGTATGTCCGTTTACACTTATCTTACTTAGTTCTTCAAATTTCATATTAATCCTCCCTTAATTTAAATACTGTTACTGTCTTACCAGTAATTGTGCTTTTTGTTTTTCCTATCGGTTCTATATCTCCAGATCTTACGAGTTCGGTTACTCTGGGTTGACTATATGTTGTTTCAGGACCGATTGTATAACCTGCTTCATACATAGCTTGTGCTATTTCTCTAAATGTCATTTTTTTATCTTTTAGAATTTCTTTTATTTGTACATATCTCTTTTGTTTATTTATTGTTTCGTGTGCTAGTATTTGATTTTCTTTCATTGGGTTTTCTCCTGGCCTTAGCTTTTCCATTTTTCACCTTCATTTCTCTAATTTTCTTTTCATATTGCTTAACTTTTACATACATATTGCGATTATCTTTTGCTAACATTTCACATCTTTCAAATAGATGTTCATTTAATTTGTTTGCAATGCTAATTGATATTTTTTCTATTAATCTATCTATCATAGTTGCTGCTCCATTGGTATTGGTTTGTAGTTATCTTGTATTTCCTGTTCTAAATCTCTATACCTTTCTTGTTCTGAATCAACATTATCGTCTAATTCACATACTAGATTTAGTAACTCATCAGTTGAAATGTAATATTCATCGTCTATATCTTTAATATCTATTTTTATACTTCTTTTATCTGATATTCTTTGTAATATATTGAAATCGTTTTCACTTAATTTATTCATTTTAATAATCCTCTCATTTTATTTTTAAATTCTTCTTTCTTGTCCCACTCTTCTTGTTTAACTGGGTCTACGTATACTCTTCTCCCACAATAATTGCAGTTTTTATATTCTCTATGTTCCATTGGGAATATAGTGAAAGTATGTGAGCATTTGCATTTGTAAGTGTATTTGTTTCTTTCATCACTCATTTTGTCGAATTCTTTATAAGTCATTAGAATCACCTAGCAGTTTTGTGTTTGTTAGCATTTTTAAGTTGTTTGTGTTTCCTGTCATTAATAATTCTTGTTCTTTATCTTTTAGCTGTTCGTATTCAGCTATAAATTCTTTTCTATTCCATGTATTATCTGAACTCATACATATATTTTGATAACCTATAAGATTTACTATGTATGCTGTATAAGGTTTCATGTGTTCTAATGCTTCTTGTTGTCTATATGATCCATATCTATGTATTGTTCTTAATACTTGTTCCCACTCTTCTTCACCACTTGCTAATGATTGTGTTTTTTCATTAGCTATTTCTTTTTTTATTTGAGATATAGTAGGAAAGTAGTCTGATTTGTTTATTACGTTTCTTATAGCTTTATTAAACTCTTGCTCTGTTGTATCTTTAAAAAATTCAGCCCAAGCATTTATCATCATTTGTAAATCTTCTTTATCATAATCTTTTAAAGCATTTTGATAATTTGTTTTTAATAGTGTTATTGCTTTAATTATTGCTTCTTTGCTCGTCATATAATCCTTTCATAGTCTCTAAGAAACTACTATTTCCTCCTTTTTCTTTTTTGTTAAACCAATTTTCTCTAATTGATTTTCTTAATACTAAGTTAAAATTTGTATATTTATTTTTGTTATTGTTTGACTCTATGTATTCATCCAATAATTCAATTTGCTTTCTTATAAAGTCTTCTCCAAATTCATTTACTAATCGTAAATATTCATCAGGAGTTAGTTTTACTCTTTTATATGTTCCATAAGGTTCTTTATGTGTTTTTTTAAAGTGTTCACCATATTTAGTATTTATATTATTATTAGTATTTAATATATTGTTATTTATAGTATTTGTTCCTTGCTGGACCACTAGTGGTCTATTAGGTGTTGTGGTTTCAGGTATTGTGGAGTTAAAGTAATTTACTTTTACATACCACGCTTCAATAACACCTTTTTCATTAGTCCTTTTTACAATCTCTATCAAATTCATATCTTTTAATTTTTTCTTAGTTACTTTTAATTTATCTGTTCCCCAATGTAAGCATTTTTTGCAATATTCATCATTTGCTTTTATTGGGTTGTTCTTTTGCCATTTTGCCGTCTTGTAATAAAACATATAAAGAACTAATGGATTCATGTTTTTTTCTTGAAATAGTCTTTCAATAGTTGTTTTATTAATGATTAGTAATTCATCCGATATATCTAATAATTCAAGATCATTCATTTTCTTCCTTGCAACTTCCCCCTCTCTTTGGTATAATCAAGTTGAGAAATCTTATGTCGTGGGTTTCTCTTTTTTTGTGCCATTTTATTCCTCCTTTGTGGTATAATAGAATTACTTAAATAGTTCGTAATAATCTTTTCCGTAGTGTTCACATAACTTTTCTATCTCACCAATATTCCATTCGGTTTTTCCGTTCATCTTTTGAGATATACAGTTAACAGATAAACCTAATATTTCAGCTAATGATTTTTGTGTTTCTCCACGTCTTGCCATTTCAGCTAGAAGATTAGGGTATTTTGCTTTCTTCATAGTTTCTCCTTTCTGGTAACAAAAAAACACCCAAGACGATTTGTCTTGAGTGCTTGACTTCTTGATTTTGATATTATGTTAACTTCTCAAGACATAATTATTTGGTAGCTTTTGCTGTTACCTTCTACAATTATTATTATACCACTTATTTATGATTAGTCAACATTAATTTGCATAATTTTATAAATTATTTTTTAATCTTTGTGAAATCCTTTATATATCAAAACCAAGAAATGATGCTTATTCCTTATTATATAAAAATAAGGTTATATACTTCCTTATTATATATTAAATAAGGTTTTTAAAGTATATAAGATTATTACTACTATAAAGCAATATAAGAAAGATTTTAATTCTTTTTTTAGAGTATCTTCTATTTGTTTTCTCTTAATGAATTTTTCTTTTCTTTTTTGGATCATTTTATAGTAGTCATGTTCTGAATAAAATTCATTATTATATTCATATTCAATGTTTAATACCTTCCAACCCATAGATGTTTCCTCGCCTATTTTGTAGGGTAGTGCTGTTTCTCTTAATCTTTGAAATATACATCCATTGCGTTTTTGGTATGTAATTTGCATCACTCCTCTACTCCACCTCCTTTGGTAAGGGGGTATTAAACCACGTTTTTCTAAATAAGTCAATATTAAGGAGGTTGTATGAAAGAAAAATGTATTTTGCCACCTAACAAGTGGTATTCAACTGAAAGAATTCCAGGATTAGAAAGAAATGAGGTATTTCCTGGTGTGAGGAACCGAAAGAAATGTATAGAAGATGGGCTTGTTATATTCTTAACTCCTGAAATGCACCGAACTGGTAAAATATCATTTCACAAGAATCCTAAGTTTTGGAAGGAGATTGTAGAAATACAAAAGATAGCTCAACAGGCTTGGATGGACTACTATGATAAATCTATTGTCGACTTCATTGCTCGTTATGGTAGAAATTATTTAGACTAGAAAAAGACTATTTCTAGTCTTTTATTCTCCATGCACAACGCATTATTCTATCACTAGGATTGAACGTGTCTATTATCATCCCATCTATGATAGACGTCACATGGTTATTCATACTCACTATATACCTACCAAATGGTCTTTCTTCAGCAAACTCACCTACTGTCTTTGAATAATGACATTCTCTAGGGTATCTATCGTCTAGGTAATTCTCTACAAATTCTACATTATCTGTCATATAACCATCTTTTGATGAATAATATGCTAGTTCTTGATAAGTATCATCCCAATCTCTATTTGTTAGTAACGATAAAGCTCTAATAACGCAATCCTCAATATCTCTATTGTATGGATTTTTATTATAGTATTGAAACATTACATTTCACTTATTTTCATAATATGTTTTCTAACAATCTCTTGCTCTTCAGGTGAAGTAGCTTCTTCTTTTATCATTTTGATAAATTTCATAGCTGAGTGCATCATATATTCTAATTCTCTTAATCCATCTTCTTTTGCTCCGTAATTACCTGCGTTAAACTCATTACGTGCTTCTTCATAAGTTCTATAACTTCCTCTCATGCTGTCCATATAGTTTTCTCCACGATATTTAGCATCTACTCCTCTTCTACCATACTCGTTATAGTTTCCGTAATTTCCATATCTTCCGTAATTCATACATTCTACCTCCTTCATATCTTTATGAATATCTACAATTTGTGATAAATAGTCTATATCTACATCTTCTAAACCATTATCAGCAACTTGTTCTATATATTCACCTGTTATTTTTAGTATCTTCTCTTCCATAAGAATCACTCCTTTCCAGAAGTTTTATTATTTCCTTATTTTGTTCTATTATCTTTTTCAAATACTTCTCGTCTTGTGTTTGTAATTCTTGCATTAAATCACTATTATTATAGTCTCTAAGTAATATTTCTAAACTTACGGCTTGTAATATTAGTGATATATCATTGCTAAGCATATCTCTTTATTGAAATGTTAGCGTTTTTAACGATTGGTATTTGAGTATCTGTTGTAGTTCCGTCATAAGTTATTGTAGGAACACTTCTTATTGTGATTGATACACTTCCTCTACCACATACTCTTATATACTTTTTAGCAGATACATTAGTATAGATTCCTACTGTTACTGGTGTGTCCATTTCACTTCCTGCTAGTTGAGTGCCATCAGCAAAGATAGCCAAAGCGACATTACCAGCAGTAGCACTTGTAACATTCGTTTGAAAATCAATCTCATATATTCCTCCACTTACAATGTTAAATGTAGCTTGTCCTTCATTATGATTAAGCCATCCCCATTGACAGTTAGCACTATTTGTCCTTAAATCAGTATCAGAAAAAGTAATAGGTGCTGTATTAGATGTTAGAATTAGTTCTTGTTCTTGTAAACTTTGAATCATTGTTATTCCTCCCTTCATTTAAAAAGAATAGGAACTCGCCTATTCTTTATTAGCAAGTTCTCAATAGAGATTGTCAAATGACATTATGCTAAACGATTGTATTCCCAAAGAATCCATTTCCATAGAATCCGTTTCCATAAAATCCTACATAAGGGCTAGAAACTGGGTATGCTGGAATTGGGTATGGTCTTACTTGATTTACTATACTTGTTCCAATACCATTAGCAGTGATAGTGTTCTTTAAATCATTTACTTGTGAACGTAAATCATCAATAGTATTTTGACTCATAGCATCAAGTATTTTTTGAGTGTTTTCAATTCCTTGAGCTCTTAAATCACAGCAACATTGGTCCATTTTTGCTTGGTTTTGTAATGCTGAAGTTAATAAGTTAGTATTTAACTCATTAGTTTGAGTTAAAATATCTCTTTGAATATCATTAGAGCTTCCTAAGATTGAATTTTGTAGTCCCATGTTACCAGTTAAGACATCACTTCTTAAGTTACAAGTGTTTGTTGCTTGGTTAGTAAATCCACTTGAGATTAAGTTGTTAGTGTTTTGAAATCCACTATTAATGTCTCTTTGAGTAAATTCACTTGAAACATAGTCTGTAGTTGCTATATTATTCCATCCGTTTCCACCGAATCCACCGAATCCGTTGTTACCACCAAATAATAAAGCCAATAAAACTAAAGCCCAGATTCCATCGCCACCAAATGCTCCAAAACCGTTATTGTAACCGTTTGTTGCTAGGTCAACTGTAGGAACTATTCCATTACTACCGTTCATATTCATTCTCCTTTCTTCTATATAATCACTTTTGTGTGTCGACACCATTCTTTAATTGGTTGATTAAATCATCACTAAATCCCATATTCTTTGCTTGATTATAGAAGTTATTCATTTGTTCATTACTATAACCATTTGTTACTTGTTTAAATATTTCTATAGGATTACTTTGATTTTGCATTAGTTGTTCTATTCTTCGAAATGCTTGAGGATTTTTTGCTTTCACTTGATTCATCAATATCGTTGTTATTTGGTTCATTATTTATCTCCTTTTCTAATTCTTCTATTTTTGCCATTAAAAACTCTATTTTTAGGTCTTTTTCATCTTTCTTGACTATTTCCCTAAGTTCGTATGTTTTCGTGTCTCCTTGGGCTCTTTTTAGCCATAAAACTGACATATCTCGACTAAAATATGGAGTGTCTAGCATAACAAGTTCTTTTTCTACTTGTTCTAGACTTTCTGCATACTTCATTCCACCTTGATTAGGTGCTATTTGAAAGTTTTGAGTTAAATTAGTAGGCATTTGTTGTTGAGATAGCTGTTGTTTCATCTTTTCTAGTTCAGCAATATGACTATTTATTCTATCTAAACTAGCCTGTGGACCATAAGTATTAAACATAGTATTCCTCCTAAATGAAAAGAGAGATATTTTGACCCATAAACTGCATTTTAAACAATTATCTAGGTATATCTCTCCTTTCTGCCTCCATTATTGCACAAAAAAAGAAGCGGGAATTACCCGCTTTTTGTCATATTACTTTCATTATCTTCTTTTTGACTTTTTTAACTTCTCTACTTATTGTACTTTCACTACAATGTTCTAGCATAGCCATTTTAGTTAATGAATATTCATTTTGTCTATATTTTATTATTCTTTCTTGAAATTCAGTAAAATGGATCTTTGACTTTATATAATCTAGTTCATCATTTGTAAACTCTATTTTTAACACTTTTTCTACCTCTATTACCTACGAACGCGCCACAGGTAGGACAGTGTTTAGGCTTTGTTTTAGACTTTCTATATTTAGTTATAGTTTTAGTCTGCTTTATTGTCCCCATTTATATCTCCATTCGCAATATTACTGTTATCAATAGTCTCCACGCCTGTAATCTCTTGATTAGTTGTTTCAACCGTTCCTATATCATTTAATATATAAACTAGATAGCCTATAGTCAAAGACCACATTAAGATCAATACTAGAATAATTATAAATTGTCTTCTATTAGCTTTCTTATAATCAGATAAAAGCTCTAATGCTAAGCCCTTCTCTTCCATCTTATCTTACTCTCATTTGATTAGTTGCTGAAAGTTCTCCGTTTATTTCTTTTAATCTTTCTACAGTAGTGTTGAATTTTTTTGCTACATCTTCTAATGTTTCAGTTCTTCCTAGCATATAATATTCAGGTTCTTCTACTCTAGGTTCTTCTACTCTTTCTTCTACTACTGGTTCTTCAATTCTTTCTTCCATTACTGGTTCTTCTACTTTTTTCTTAATCTTCATATTTTCCTCCTTATTTAACTCTTAATTTTTGCCCTGGGTATATTAAGTTTACGTTCTTAATATTATTCCATTTTGCTATTTGATTTACTGTTGTTCCATATTGTCTTGCTATTTTAGTAAGATTATCTCCACTTCTTACTGTGTAATATGTTGCTGTAGGTTTTTTAACTCCTACTTTTTGATTTACTATATTTTGAACTGCTTGATAATCATAACCTGCTTGTGTTAAGCGATTCTTTCTATCTTCTCCATTACCCCATTTTCCTTGTAATACTTCATTAGCAAGTTCTTCATTTGTTTTTTTACTAGGTTGAGATGGTTTACTAGGTGTTCCACTAGGATTAGCATATTTTCTCCATGTATCAGCATCTCCATAGAAGTAATTTAGATCAACATTACCTCCATAAGTAGATATTCTACCTCTTGAAGTATATTGCCATAATATGTAAAAAGGCCACCATTTTACTACTGGTTTATTTCCTGAATTTCCTGTATTTGCTCCATAATCTGCTACCCATAATCCATAATCAGCATTTGCTACTGAACTCCAATTATAACTATTTATTGGTGAACGTGAAGCATATAATATAGCTCTTACTCCTGTTTTCTCATAGACTCTATCTAAAAATGCTTTTGCCCATGCTACGTTGCTTAAATCTCCACTTTCCCAATCTAAAACTAGAATAGCTTCTTTTATATAACCTTGTATGTTTTTTAAGAACCAATCTGCTTCTCCTATTGCTGAGTTGCCTAAATCAGGTCTAGCAAAGTGATAGACTCCTAAAAGTTTCCCTGCCTGTTTTGCTCTTTGATATGCTTTATCACATTCTTCATCTACATAGCCAATACCCTCTGTTGCTTTGCATATAACAAAGTCAACGTCTGAACCAAAGGTGATTCCTCTTTGATGGTGTGAAATATCAATTCCTTTTAGCACTTATTCATCTCCTTTCTTATAATTATAATTTGAAATTCCAGTAATAACACCTAAAAAAGTAGATATTGCTGAAATAGTCAAAACTATCTTTTCAGTATCAAAGTTGTATATTTGTCCTAATGTTCCTAGTAATGTAATCAAAGCAGGGATGAATATAATCAATCCCCACTTAAATACATTGTAAACTTTATTATTTAATTTCATATATACCTCCTAACTAGCAGATAATGTATATTCTAATATTGAGCAACCTAAATCGTTAGGCAATTCAATAAAGAATCCAGAATATGTATCTATACCTGTTATTGATATTGTGTAGACTCCTGTACTTGAATCGTAATTATCTAACGTAAATGTTAATGGATTAGCTAATTGAGAGTTGTTATTAACTGCATTTATAGCTCCTTGATAAGTTCCTATAGTGTAATCGTATATTTTGCTTGTTGTAGCGTTAGAACCATGTCCACATAATCTGAATGCTTGATTTTTAATAGTTATTTTCATTGTTAATTTGGTATTTGATGTATTGTCAACATATAATGTATTAAATTGAGGGTCTACATTAGAACACCTTCTCTGGTCCCTCATTGAAGGAACACTTATTGGCAAATTATCTATAAATTCATCAGAATATATGACTATCTCTTCACCATGTAAATTTGTAGAAACTAAGTCAAGCATTATTGTCATATCTGAACTATAATCATTCAAATCAAAGTAAACGTCATAACATTTATTTGTAGTATTTGGTAAAGTTATTATCTTTCCATGTAAATTTGCGTGTTTAAAATCTATTGTGTAATTTGTCTTTCCATTTAATTGTAAGGTTCTGGCTGTTTCAAATTCAGGAACACTTAAGTTATTAACTTTTCCTGATATTTGAATTAAAGAATCAAAAACTAAATTTTGAGTATCTGTTATTTTAAACAAAATTGAAAATGCTTTCCAGTTTTGTTTTGGGTAAATGCTCATTACTTTTAAGTATCTACCCTTTTCATAAGGATGAGTTATTGTGTTTCCAGCAATCATATAGTTTTTTTTGTTGTTCTTTACAAAATTATACTCATACTTAAAACTATACTCATGATTTTTAAATATTATATCTTTTGCGTTTTTATTATCTATTACAAAAGCACTACCGTGCGATATATCTGTATCTTCTACAAACATAATTCTATAATTTGAAAAAGTATTTAAATCTTTTGTGGTTTTTATTCTGTAATTTGATAAAAAGCCATCTCTTTCAGCATACTTCTCTGCTCCAATAACATATTCATCTTTAAATTTATAAATGAATTGTCCTTCTAAAAATCTTCCAAATTTACCAAAGTTTTTCTCGATAAATGCAAAATTTAATAAATCGTTTGAAGTAAAATGTTGAAGATTAACTTCATTTTGTGAATCGCTTTTTAGTATTAAATGATAAGTCCCATCTATTTTAATACAAGTAGCATCAATATAGTTATCTTCTTCTGTTCCAGAAAGTATTAATTCAACAGGTGTGTCAAAACTTAACGTATCTACATTATTACATTTTGCTATATATGTTTTAAACTTTCCTTCTAAATTTGTTGAGTCTGAAGCAGCATATTGTTTTGAAATGAAAACATATAAAGAATTATCATCATCAATAAATAAATGTGGAGCCCATCTTTTTTGATATGTTGCATCATACAATCCTAAATTGACGTCTCTCTTAACCCAACTAATTAAATCATCTGATTCGTAAACAGAAAAATCATGTTGTGAATCATAGTTTGTTATAGATATATAAAATTTATTGTTATAAAAAACAATAGATGCGTCTCTTCCATATATTTTATTAGGTAGTTCAAGTTTTGTTAGATGAAGATTATCTTTACTTATAAACAAGTTTATCTCATTGCTGTTTTTTTCATCAAAAAATGCGTATAAAACAAAATCTTCAATAGCTGATTCTTTTCCATCTATAGCTTTGTTTAATGCCTTCAAATCACCATCTAAAGTATCTGTGTATGCTTCTAAATCTAGTATTACAGGTAAATCACCGTCTACTGATATGTTAGTTTGTCCTATATAACTCCTAGCATTATATAAAGCATCTAATTGATATATTAATTCACTATCAGTTATTTCAGTTGTTGTTGTTGTTTGTAGAATATAATAAGCAATTATGTTATGTGTTGATAACCATGTTTTACACTTATCAGCTGTATTTATTTCACTATTTAATCCAAATGCAAAACCTATTGAATTATCAGTTCTTATTGTACTTCCTATATTATCACCACTAGATAGTTGATTTGGTGTTTTATTTATAAAATAATTTGTATAATGTTGCACCATTGTGTCATTGTTATCTGGCTTTATATAATTAGATAAAACAGGAGCATAAAAGTATTGGTTTCTAGTTGTTCCACCTTTATTTATAGTTTCACTACCGTCTAAAACAACTTTACCTATTTTCTTTTCTAAATACCATTTACCACTATTTTTATATATTCTATCTTGATAATCTCCTATTTTACATAGTTCTATTGCATTGCTTCCTATAATTTGAATATTATCTAAATCACTTTTTCTAATTGAAGTTCTAAAATAATAAGCATTGCTAGGAACATTAAATTTATTAAATCCAACTTCTATATTGTCATAGGAAATAAATGCTTTATTGTTATCATAAAAAGCACATTTTGCAGCATGGCCTATTGCTATAAATGTATTTCCTGTTAAAGTTACATATTCTAAACCATTTACATCTATATAATCACTTGCACAATAATCTCCATGGTTTACTAAATTACCAGTATTATCTATATACTTGCCGTCTGCTGCTGAATATTTATTAAATAAATTCTTACCTAAATTTATTTTGCAAGTTTGTGTTTCAGTTCCATTTGTAATTACTATTTCTTGCTCTCCTGTAACAACATTTACATTTACAGGATTACTTGGTGTTGGTGTTCCTTCTTGTGTTGTATTACCTTTTAAGTTTTTGAAAGTTATTACCCCATCAGTTGTGTTTTCTAATGTTAAATTAGCTCCCTCATCTTGAATTGTAGATTCTCCATTTACTCTTTCATCTAGTCCTTCTACAGTATCTCCTAAAATTTTACCTTGATTTGCACTTAATGGTTTTGATGTCTCTGTGCTTGTTAAGTTATCAATTACATCTGATGTATTTACTTTTGATGATAAGGAATTATCTACTTCTGTTTTTGTATAGGTATTGCTTATTAATGCGTAGTTTTCTAATTCAGTTGTATCTGCTGTTACAAAGCCTACGTCATTATCAAAGTCTGATAGTTTTGTTCCCATACCTGGGTCTCCTTTAGGAATACCAAATGAGAAATAAATATTATTATCATCTGCTCTTACTTCTGCTGTTGCTTCTTGAGTTGGTTCTAATGTTTCAACTTCTTCGATAATTGGATTATAATTATCTCCTTTGTCTCCTTTATCTCCTTTGTCTCCTTTAAGACCTCTTGCTCCTCCTGGTAGTTCTATTTCTATTAGAGGAACACTTCCTACATGGTAATTGTCCATTATTTAACACCTCGCTTTATACTTAAATATGCAGAATCTCTTCCTCCTGGGATTAGAGAGTCTACAGTTCCATCCTCTCTTATCATTTTTAAATCGTAGATATAGTTTCCTATTTCAAGATTAGCTGTATCACTTGGATTTATGACTACTTCTGCGATTCCATCATCAAACTCTGTAACATCTTTTTGAATTAGTATTGTTTGGTCTTTAATTTTTCTTACGGTAAACCACAAATGGTCTCCGTCTTTTAGAACATACTCGCCATTTATTTTAGGACGAACAGAAAAGGTTCCAGTATCACCTCGAACCATTTCTGCGTTTAATGAATTTGGGTCTATTCTAATCATTTAATCACTCTCCTGTATATTTTTTATAATATTTTTGAATTATAGCTATCTTTTGTTGATCTGATAATTCTTCTTTTGATTGTACATAATCGATGAACTTTTGCTTTTTACTTCCTGCTATAGTATCTCCGTTAGCATCTTTATCAGCTTTTATAGTGCCATAATGACTTGTTATATCTGCATAATCTCCAACTGACAATCCATATTCTTTTGCTTTTTGTGCTGTTTCATCTTTTATAGCATTTACTTGCCCGTTTGAAACGGTATAATGCTTATCTCCTATTACATATTCATTTTTACTTGGATGCTCTATGTTTTTAGAATCATTTACTGCTTCTTTAGAAATATTATTAATTTCTTTTGTATATTTCATAACTTCCTTGTATTTTTCTTTGTTAGATTTATTTGATTCTTGAACTTCTACCATTTCTTTTCTAAGTTTAGATATTTCTAAATTTTTGTTATATAAGTATTTATATCTAGCCTTATCTTCCTCAGTAGCCTTAGACCATTTTTTGTCGTCTTCTGCTTTTGATAGTGCTTCATAGAAGTCATTTTGACTCTTATTGCTTATTACTGCATTTGTTGTAAATTTATCTTTTAATGGGTTAAGTAATATGTTAGTGAAAACGTTATCACTATCACTTGTTACTTTCTTAGATATGTTTGGTAAAATGATGTCTCCTACTGCTCCAGAATATTGATCTACTAAGTAATTAATTTTAGCAGGAGATTTTTTGAGTTTCTTGCCTAACCATTTGCTAAATTCATCGGTTTTTATTGTATATTCTTCTTCAGGATGAGTCTCATTTTTGATAGAATCTGATACTATTTTATTTCCACTCCAAGATTCGTTTCTAGCAACGTCTACAAATGGTGAAATAATGTTGTTTTCAAATGGGTTGTTTGGAGCAACTTGCCCAGAAGCAAACTTTCCAAAACCTTTAAAAGCATTTTTGTCTCCTTGCATAGCATATCTAGTTCTTCTTGCAGCACTTTGAAATATACTTACGGCACGTCCCTTAGGTATTCTTATCCAATTACCATTTTTTCCTTTGAATAAGTAGTAGCGATCCTTTTGATAATCTTGCATATCTTTATATTCGTCATCATCATCCCACATTATATCGTTTAATAGTCCTGGTGCAATTCCTAATACCATTACTTTTCCAAGCATTTGAACTGCTTGTTTAGGGCTTTGAATATCAGTAAAATTTCTTATTTGTTTGCTAAATCCTTGTATTGAAGCATTTAAGAAAGTTGCTCCATTTCTATTTGCTGCCTTTGCAACATCTCCCCCACGTTTGAAGTTAGTAGTTATTTCAGCAGCATTATACATTGCTTGGTCTACATTACCAGTAGCCTCCATTGTTGATATAAATTCAGCAAGTCTAGGAAGTTGTTCTATAGCATTGTTTGCTTTTTCAATCCAAGTAAGTGGATTTGCTTTACTACCTTGTTTTTGAAATTGTTGATTATCAAAATAAGAGTTTTGTAATCCACCTAATGCTTGATATTGTTGATTATAATTGCCTTTTCCACCTTGTAAAACAATTTCTTTAAATGCTCTTAAGTAGTTTTTAGGAAGTTTAGAAGGGTATTTTGAATTTAAAGGTGCATCAAAAGCATCTTTCATCATATTTGTTGCTAAGAACATAGGGTTTTTATCAGTTAATAAAGCCTTTCTTATGTTATCAAATTTCCTAATTCCTTTAAACGGAAGAGTATCTTCAAATTTATAATGTTTGTTAGGTTGTAATGACTCATATATTCCTTCGTTTATTGGTATTGTAGTTGCTACACCTTTATTGAAAAAGGTTAGTGAATATGTTCCATCTCCGTTATCTTTTAATAAATCAGGATCAACTCCAAAAATATCTTCAATATCAGTTACAGTTCCACTATTAGCCCCAACTCCCAATGTTTTAGCTAATTCTTGAGCAAATAAGTTGTCTCTTATAGAGTTCCTAACATCTAAAGTATATTGAGCCATCGCTTCTTTAAATGGAAGAATATCTAACGTGCTTCCTTTAAATTCTTTTATATTTTTATTTACTTTTACATTTCCGTTTTTATCAAACTCTAGTAATGGGCTTGTTGTATTTTCAACGTTTCTTTGTAGTCTTACATAATGAGGGGTTTCTTTTAAGAACTGGTTTGCTTGTGCTTGTGAAATTTTACCTGCGTCCACCATGTTTTGTAATTGGTTTTTACCATATTGCCATACATTTTCACCAAATCTTTTTAATTCTGGGTGTTCTTTTTCTAATTGTTTAACTCTTCTTAATGAATCTTCATCTGTTATACTTGGTCCAAATACATATTTATTTCCTTCGTTTTCTTTGATAACTTTGTCGGCATATTCTTGAGTAATTTTTCCTTCGTCTATTTGTTTTTGTAAAGCATCTTGAATGTCTCTACCTTTTTGATTTACTTGCTTGTATCTATCAACATTTAAGTAGTGTGCTAAGTATTCATTAGCAATTTTTGAATCAATACCTTCCCAGATTTGATTTAAAGACATAGATGTTTTTTTATTATTTTTATCAGTAAAGTTTTTATATCTTTTACCTTTTAAGTCGGTTTGTGCTACTCCAATGTCATAGTTTGCCTCTCCTGTAGTAGTTCCTCTTTTATCATACTTTGCATATAAGTTCGGATTTTTTGTTTTCTTTCCTAGTTTGTATATTGTTTCTCCTTTATCTACTAAATTTCTCTTTAAATAACTCCACTCTTCACTTAATTTTGCTTTGCCTTCTTTTATTTTTTCTTGCATAGATGTTTTTTCTGGTTTAGGCATTTCTGATAATATTTTAGCCGTTTCTTCATTCATACCACTATCTACATAGTGTTGTCTTTCTTGCTGTGGAGTTTCAATTTTTATCACTTGTTCTTCTACTTTATCAGGGATGTTTTCTTGTGCAGTTTGATTTTCTATATTTTGTTGATTGCTTTTTTCTTGTTGTTTTGCAATATAATCTCTATTTCTTTGTGTCATTTCTAAAGCATTTT